AACAATCCAAGCCTGATACCACAAGCCCTTGAGTGCCGGCGCATAGTTTATGCCTATATCGAACCCTTCCGCCGTGATATTACCCACATAAGAGTTTCTTGGCGTGACGTCTTGTATATCCAGCACAACATTGACCATCGGACGCTCTGAAAAAGGAACTGCAAATGGAATGGTAATCCACTTGTTGTTGTTATTTCCTTCTGAAAATTTAATTTCCGATCGCGGGACATACATCTCCCGATACTCTTTTTTACCGCCGCCTTGCGCAGATCTTAATCTATTGATTTCCGCCTCCTGCGCCTTAAATTGGGCAGCAACGGCATCGACAAACAGCTTAAAACGCTCAACCAAGGTCATGACTGCAACGCCTGATTAAATTTAGCCACAAAGTCGGTATCAGTATCGCCAAGATTGAGCGTGGTTTCTACTGCGGTTTTTTGCGCCTGTGTCAAAACTTGCGCCTCATCGATACGCAGGCGTTTGGCAACAGCTTCCGAAAGCGCGGTCGCGCCGGTTTTGTCCTGCTCAATATACTTGGCAACTTCCGCCAGCGTATCGTATGCCGCGTCCGCGCCGTCTAAAATCTCTGATTTGACAGCCGTTTTTGCCGCATCAATCAGCGAATCAACCTTCTGACTGGAATAAGCTTTATCAGCCGCAGGTGCAGTATCGTCAATCGCCGCGCCGCTATTGCCGCTGCCGATGTTGTCAATACGGATTTTCAACTCGTTTACCGCACCTACCACGCTCCCGCGCTCCGTAGTTTGCAGCATATCTGTCGAGCCGATTTTACCGATAACCTCTTTGAATTTTGTGCCAATAGCGTCCACCAGCGCGTCTATGCGTTGTCTTAATGTCATTTTTTTTACTTGCCTTTTATGAAATTGCCAAAATAAATCTTGCTACGAAATCAGGGGCTTCGCCCGCATCCTCGCTTTTAACGTCGGCAAGCCATTGCGTGAAATCCTTAAATGATTTGCCTTGATTCTCGGGCTGGATCAACCACGTCCGATACAAGTCGTCATCGTACCGATGCGCGGCATTTCCCAAATTTCCCTTAAAAACTCTAAACTTACCCAACATTGCTCGTACTCTTTAAAATCTCCAGCGGAATATCTCCGCTGTATTGCACCAAGCCGTCAGAGCGGCGTGTAAATTGCAAATCAAAAACGTAATGCCCCTCCATCAAACTTCGGCATACGTCAGCATCCAAACGCAGCAACACCAAGCGTATTTCGGGGTAAAGGGTCGTCTGAAAGCGGGCGACCGTATCCTTAGTATATTTGCGCCGAAGTTCGGCGGCAGCGGTAACGCCGGTCAGAGCAGAAATACCCAAGTCGTCCAAAACATCAAAAATCACGCTGATTTCGACGGTTTCGCCCTGTTTGAAGCGCAGAATATCCGTACTCATAACACTCTCAAAATAAAACAAATTATCTCAGCCCATTGCCCACCGCCAAGGCGGCGAGCCTGCACTCAACACTACACGCCCAACTCCAAAACGGCAGCGTCGGGGGCTTGGCTGATGATGCGGTTGGTGCGAATGTCGTAGAAAACACGTTGACTTAAGGCAGCCTGACCGCTCAAGACGATATTCCCGCCGCTTTGCGTTTGTGCCGCCCATGAGCCGCCGCCCAAATCGCCTGTTATTTTGGCGATACCGCGTTGCTCGCGGTTGAGCAGTGCCGTCAGGTTTTGATACAGATTGGTCATTTTGTTACTCCCAACAAATAGATAAAAGGTCGTCTGAACATGGCTTTCAGACGACCTTTAAAGCATTTTTAAAACGGCTTTAATCACTCGTCCAAATAGCGGTCGATGCTGACATTTTGAGTAACGACAGGCGCGTCGTTTTCGATTTTGATCTCAACCGATACGCCAACAACCACGCCCTGCCAGTTGCCCGACGGCTCGCTGATTTGCCAAATCTCGCCCAAATTCGCCATAGGGATGGCGTATTTATCCGATACCGGCAAAGACACGGTCTCGCGCTTATGGACACCCGTCGCGCTCAAGGCGGCAATGCCTGCGGCAAGCAAAACAGGCTGGTCGGTATAAAGCGCGTGGGTTAGCGCAGAGGCTCGCGGCTCGCGGTTGCTGCCGTTGCGGTACACGTCCGCGCCCTTGCCCTTATTGTGGCTCGGCCACACATAAATCCCGTTTGCCTGTTCGGACACGCTGCGCTGCCCGCTGATGCCGAAAATCACGCTGGCAGGCACGGTAACGTCTGCCGCAGCCTGCGCCACCTCCCAAGCTGCCGATTTCCACTTAGGCTTAAATCTTAGGACAGGCTTGGCGTGGTCGCTCTCAATAAACCCGCCCGCCGCCTGCGCCAGCTCTTGCAATACCGCTATCGGCGTTTTGTCCGTCAATGCGTACACATCGGCAGGAATCAGCCAATCCGCCATCGTCCATCCGTCCAAACCCACCCCCGTCGGTCTCAATACCTCCGTGGCGATTTGTTGCGCGTAGATAGGGTTACGGTATGTGCCGCTGCCTTTTGGGGCGTAGTCTGCGCCCAAGCGGGCGGTAACGCTCCTGCCTGTTACCGTATAGCTTTTCTGCCCGAAGCGGCGGTTGTCGCTGTAATCCTCGGCGATAATTACGAAAGTGTCCGCGTTGATTTGCACCTTGATTTGCGCTTCCTCGCCCTTTGCGCGTGCGTCGGGGTTGATTTTGGCGAAATCCTCTGGCGATACGGTCAGGCTGCCTTGCCAGCAGTAGCCGCCTGTATCGGCGGTAAACGAGGCGGAAAACAACCCAATCGGCTGCCCGTCCGCCGTGGCTTTAACGGTGTTTTGCATAATGTATCCGTTTAAAACAGGGGTTTTTGCCGTATCAAAACAAGCGAACGGCAGCGGAATATGGCGCGGGTCGTGCGCAATTTTCCTGCGGTAAAACCGCAGAGCAAGGCGGTTTGACGGCGGGCGGATGCCGCAGACGTAGGTTTCGGGAACAGGCTCAGGCTCGACCGGAATCTCGTAGTATTCACAGGGGACGGGAACGGCTGGCAGGGATTTAGGGCTGAAACAACGCGCTAAATCCGCCGCCGCGAGGATGTCCGATTGCAAACAGCCAACCAACAAAGCGTCGTCTGAAAACGTGCTGTCCGCGTGGCTTTCCAATAGCTCGCCCGCCTGAGCCGCCTGCGCATCGCCGCCACAGCCCGTCAAAAACAGGCTGCCTGTCGTGTTCGCGCCGGAGCAGCCGTCCAGCCCGTCCATCGCGCTTTGAACACCTGCTGCACACGCAGAAACTGCAAACGACGGCTCAGACAGCGATTTCAGACGACCTTCAAGCGCGGTCATCCCCTCAAAGGTCGTCTGAAAACAATGGGCAACATCAACAGCCTCAACCGACACGCCTGACATTCCGACCGCCGTGCTACCGCCCGCGAAACCACCGGTCAAACAAGCCGACCCCGTGCCCACCGCGTGCAAAACAAACCCCCATTCCCCCGATACAGCGGCATAGCCTGCCGGCGGCGTGTAAGGCTCGGGCGGTTTGGGCTTTGGCGGCTCAATCGGTGCAACCGTCCCGCCTGACGCAATATGGCGCAGCGGGCGGGCAAACGGGATTGCCAGCCGATTTGACGGTTTACGTTCTGCAATCAACGCCCCGAAAGGCAACGGAATCCGCGCGGAATCAGCATAGGTTTTGGATTTATCGTCAGACATTTCAGACGACCTTATCCGCCGTCAGTATCGACGTAGGGCTTGATGAAATCATAGGAGACAGGCTCGTATTGCTTTTTATAATCCGTCGCCACCATCAGATACTCCTCGTCCTCCTTCAGGCGTTCGAAGTGGTAGCTGCCGTCGTCTTTACTCCAAGTATCGGCGACAATCTCCATCTTCGGGCGGGCAAAAAGATAAATTCGACGTGATGCGGGCTGCCCGTTGACGGTAACAATACCCTCGGCTTCGCCGGCTATATAACCGCGCCCGCCGTATTTATAATGCGGCGAATGTACAACGCCACTATCTAAGATCATATTTGCCATTACATATTCCAAGTTGTCAGGTTTACCAACATCCCCAAGTTATTGACAGTTTTGAAATACATCCATTCATCGTCAGTCGAATCAAGATTTTTATAGACTTGACCATAGGGGACAACCGTAGGAGACGGCATTGCCTCAAACGTAAATTTGAATCCAGGCAACTGACCGCGCAACATGCTTCTATTCTGATTATTTTTTTCAAAAATAAGGACATTTTCTGCCGAAAACCCGCCCGTCACGGGGTTTGGATAGTTCACTGCCTCATTATTATTTACACCCATTCGACCCAATAACTCGGCTTGACCCAAAATATTGCCGGAATAATCTTCCATTAAAAAACATTGCTGGTAGTTAGTCCCCGCATCCAATAAATAAGAATTAGATGTTGTCATCGATATTGCACAGTTGCCATCATCAGCAAGAGCAAAACTAGGAAAATCTCCAAAATAAAGGTTTCCGCACATAGATGAAAAATTGGCATTAATGACGAGCAGGCAAAAGGCGCGGTCATGCCCCACCACAACCCATTGGAGTGGCTCTTTGGAATTTCGCCGGCTAGACCCATACATGAATTTCAAGGGTTTACCGTATTTGGCAAAGACTGCCTCCTTTGCACCAGTTTTAACCGATGTTGGATCTTTTAACCCGACGACTTCGCAGCCGCCATATTGGGCAGTCCCATACACACCCAACGCCCATTTGGTTGATTTCTCATGCGTACTGCGAAAACAGGCGGCATTGCCATTTTCAAACGGCATTTCCCAACCCAGCGGCTCTTTTCGGTTTTCATTTTCGCCATAGCCCGTTACCAAACAGGCTTTTAAAATCGTTTTAACTGCTCCGTCAACAGGCATAACCTGCGGCGCACCCGCGTCATCCCAACGGTAAACCTTGACCGGCACTCTTTCCGTATTTGACATTTTAGACGACCTTTTTTGCCCAAATATAAAACACCATTAAAGCAAAAGCCCCGAAAATCGGGGCTTGGCATGGTTGCAGTCGGGTACTTTTATCAGCGGCAATATTCCCGCCAGATGGTGTCGGAAAACTCGTGCGAATAATCTTTGTCGAAATAAGTCTGCGCCGTTACTTTTCCATCTTTGGGATTATACGCATTGACCTGCACAAAACGCCGCCAGCTGGCTTTGTCCCAAAGCACCTCGCCGCACAAGATACTTGCATCGTCTTTATAGTAGGCTTCCATACTCCTTAACATGCTGTCGGAAAAGTATGTTTTGGCATTAGCAATCATTACCGACTTTCTGACGATTTTGGTTTCTTCTGCGGCAGCCTGATTTACATTGACGGTTACATTTTCCTGCGCGGAAGCAGGTGGTGCGTCTTTTCTTACCTGCGCCTCCGTTTTTTCAGGCTGCGGGGCTGTCTCCGGTTTAACCTGTTTCGATTCGCGGATTTGTTGCAGCTTTTCGCGTTGCAATGCGATCTTTTCGCGTTCCAGCTCGATTTCCTCTTTGCTTTTTCCGCATCCCGACAATACTGCTGCGGCAAGAGCGGTCATGGTTGCGAACAATACGGCTTGTTTCATTTTTTTATCCCTTTATGTCAAATAGGACTGTATTCTAAATTAAACGGCATTAAAAATAAACAAGCGGTAATAAAAGGTCGTCTGAAACCATGATTCCAAGTTTCAGACGACCTTTTGCTTATCCGCCTCCTACTCAGCGACCGTATTGCCACGCAAACAGGCGGTAAAGCCGTCGCGCCCATCCTGCCTGTCGGGCGAGGGTTGGACGCTGCGGAGAATCCACACAGGAAGCGGTGTGCCGTAGGTATTAAAACGGATGCAGTTTTGAGTCGACCAGCCGCCGCCGAACGCTGTCGATTTAATCGTAAAGTACGGTTTCCCCGTAGCAGGATTGGCGGGGGCGAGGTCGGTCAGGGTATCGCTCTTGGCGACCAAGCCGAGCTGCTCGCCGTAGAGCTCAAATTGGTTGGCAGTGGTGAATTTAATCAACCAACGCTCGGTAATCGCGCCGTTGCTGGCGAGTTTGATCGGGTAGTCCTTGACGTTGGCCTTTGCCAGAATCGGATCGCCGCGGCGCGAATCCGCCCAAACGTTGTCCCATGCCTGTTGAGAGAAAGGCTCGGTCGCGCGTACCAGCAAATCGCCGCCAATCAGAGCGGATGAAACATAAGTCCCTGCTTTGGGGTAGGCGCGCGAAATGGCAAATTGCAGTTTCAGACGACCCGAAATATCGACGCCCGTAATGCGGTTTTCTTCTTCCCACGCGCAAACGGCGGTCAGCGGCATGGTGTATTGCGACAAGTCCAACGGCTCGCCCAAAGTAATACTGCCCGCCTTGAGGTCTGCCGTGTATTTTTCGGCAAGGACGTGTTTGCCCTTGCTGTCGACCAAGCAGAGGCGGTCGAGGTTTTGTCGGTTGAGCGTGATTTTCTGGGCGGCGGTAAACGCGCTGCCCAAATCCTGCTTGAGCCGATTGGAAATTACGACCATATCGCCCTTACGGAACACGGGGACGCGTCCGTCGGCAGGCAGGCGCACGGCATCAATGCCGATAATCGAAGAATCCAAGGGCAGGTTGTCTTGGGTTACGGCGTTGTATCGCAGCTCTTCAGGATAAAAACCTGCGGTGCGGGTAATTTCGTAGAAACCTGTTTCGTAGTCTATTTTCCCCGTGATGCCGCCTTCGATATTGCCTTCGGCATTGCTGCGGCCGACGATGTCGCCGTTGTTGGCATAAACGGTAAAACTCTCGGGCTTGACCGGCGCGGCGGGGGTACGCCCTGCATAAGAGAAAATCTTAACCTGCGGCAGACGGACGACCCCGCCCGTAACCTTGAGGCTTTGGAATTTGATGGCAGGGTCGCTGATGGAAACCTCGCCCGATGCGGACAATGTGCCGATATTTTCGCCGCTGCCTTTGGATGCATCCCAGTTTTTATAAAGCGTTCCGCCGTATTCGACGATTTCGGTCGTGCCGTCTGAAAAAGACCATGAGTTGTAAACGCAGGTGCTGCCTTGGTCAAAGTCAATCAAGACATTAAATGTCAGCCCGCCTGCCAGACGCCCGCTTCGGGGCTTGGCATGGGACGAGTCGGCGGACAGATAGTCACTGCGCCAAGCTCTGACCGATAGATTTTGAGTGGTTTTCTTATCGCTTCGCTTTTGTGCCTCCCAAGACGCATTCAGCGTGGACGCTCCATAAATCGTCCAACTACTTGCCTCTGCCTGCACGATGGTTTTCGGAACAATCAGCTTATTCCCATCCCATCGGATGCCTTGTACGGCTTTATTCCCAGCCTGCCAATTGCCTTTATGCAGATACAAGGCAACGCTCCCGCTGCCTGCCCGCAATGTGTAACCTGAATCTGCCATCAATCTATCCTTATCTCAAACTAGGGGCAGCAACGTATCTGTTGGACAACGTATAGTCTGTCCGTTCGGAAAACTCGCCATCTAGTGACAATTTAAAAATCCTTTTTTCGGGCGTACCCTCAAAGCTCAACTCCCAATGCGCTCCCTTATCCTCCGCCGTCATGCCGTAGCCTGCACCGCCGACCACGCTTGCACTGATTCGGCGCGTCTCTTCGCAGGTGTACTCGACCGAGTTACTGTTGATGTAGCGGGCGGTCGAGATCACGCCGTTGAGGTAATCAACAGCACCTTGCATATCGCCCGTCAGGCTGCCGTTGCCGTCGTCGCGGGCGGTTTTGGTGCCGTTATCCTGCCAAGTCAATACCAACGTACCCGGCTTGATGGGATGACCTAAACCGTAAGTGCATTTACTTTCGGCAGGTTTCGGCGTCGCTGCCGTCCCCGTCTTACCGCCGTCGGATGACGCGAATCCCGAAATCCCGCCCCATTGGAACACAAGGCGGCTGCCGACATCGGGCAATACGGGCAGATTGAGCACGACCGAGCCGGTTGCAGATGACACTGTGCCTGCCGCTTTACCTGCCTCATCGCGCAACACGCCGTCGCCCGAATCGGCGAGCAGATACCAAACGCCCAACGCCATAAACGACACTTTCAGGCTGCCCGCAGCGGGGGCGGGTGTCAGCAGCGGCGCAAACGCCGTGCCTTGATTGGTCTCTTTGATTTCAACAGCAAAGGCAAACCGAGCCGCCGACGATTTGGCGGCAGGGATGGCGGAAATGGTATAAGTCCCGCTTGGGATACCGCTCAGACGGCCTTTTTCATAGTCGGCTTGAATAATATCGTCGCCGGAGACCAACTGCCCCTGCGCATTGTCTTTGTAGTTGCCGATTTTGATGCTGCCCGGCAAAAGCGAATGGGGCATTGTCAACGTGCCGTCCGATACATAACCGTGAAACACCTGTTTTTCAGGCGCAGCCGCCACCCACATATCGCCAGCGACGGGATATTGGTCGGCATACGGCGTTTCTACCGTCGAAGTAGGAACCAGCTTTTCGTAAATGCTGGCAACCGTCAGCGATGCTTCGCCTGCTTTGAGGTCGTCTGAAACGGGTTTAACACCGTAATAGTTCGCTGAATCGGCGACCTGCGTCTCCAAAATCTTGACCTTGTTGCCTGCATAGCCTTCGACCGGGTAATCCACCCCGTCAAAATCGCGCGTCAGCGGGTTGGTCGTTTCCATTTTGACGACACGGCGGCGGATTTCTTTGGTTTGTCCACCAGCCAAGGGGATTTCGAACGTCCGCATTTCGTGCGTCAGGTTGGCGATGCGGAAATATTCAGTAATGCGCTCAGTCTTGCTGTTGGTCTTGTCTTCATGCTGTAAGCAATACCGCTCGCCCACTTTAGGCAGCGGGGCCTCCTCGCGCTGATATGCCTGTACAAGGCGCACGCCCGCCAAATGCCGCCCCATCAGCGTCATACGGCTCTCCACTGTCGGTACGGAATACGCTTCAATTCGCGGCATAATGTCTGCGCGGCTCTCGCCGTAGTTGCGCGCCTTAAACGCCAAGAAAGACACGTTTTCAGAGGTCGGCGGCTCGGTAATGACAAAATGCCCGCCATAGAGCGGCTCGGAGTCGTTACGCAGGACGGCAGGGTAGAGCAGACGGGCGTCCAAACTGCCCATCGTGCGGTCAACGTCGGAAACAGGCGGGAAAATCTCGTTATCCTCGCCCGTCAGCGGCTGCCCGACCATCAGACCGCCGCCGTCAGGCGTATCAGTCATGCGCTGGCTGGGGTAAATCTGCAAATCCTGTTGCGTCAGGCGCGTTGTTTTTTCCATTTTTGAAACCTTTTTAAATCCTGTTTAAACCTGCTTTCAGACGACCTTAAAACGTCATCAGGCAGAGCTTGGCGGTGTATCGCTCACTCTCCGCCTCGGGCGTCGAGTACCGCACCGGCTCGACGTTACCCAAAGCCGCATCGTGCGTGCGCCAAACAACATTAAATTCGCGTCCGTCGTAATGCGCCAGCGTCATTTCCAATTCGGGGACGTCCGTCCAGTCTCGCAAAGTGCGCAAAGACCCCAAGTCCAGCCATACCCAATCGCCCGACAGCGTAATCGGGCGACCGTTTGCCTTGATTCCTTGTTGAATGACCAAACCGCCCGACAAGGTACGCTGCGGCGCGGCCTGCGCCACCTTATTCCACGAAAATTCATCTTCCCAACGCATATCCTGCGGCAGGTGGACGCTTGCGCCGGTGTCTTTGCGCTTTAAAATCCAATCGGCCATTTCAGACGACCTTTGCCTAAATATAAAACCCCATTAAAGCAAAAGCCCCGAAAATCGGGGCTTGGCATGGTTGCAGTCGGGTTTGTATTTGCCGCTTGATTTAACTCGTCCGCTTGAACGAGTTTTCCAGTTGCGTCATCAGGCTGCCGACTGCCCTGTTGGCGACTGCTTCGTCGCGTTGCGCCAAAAGGCGGTTAAGCTCGTCAGTATTGACGTTAACCTGCGGATTGCCAATTTGCTGCAACTGGCGCGCCACGCTGTTGCTGCCGCTTGCCGTGTTTTGGTTGCGGGCGCGGTCTTGGGCGGCAGATTCGGCGCGTTTGTTGCGTTGGCGGTCGTAGATTTGCTGCTGCAACTCGATTTGACGCTGGTATTCGCGGGCAATGTCGCCCTGTCCCAGTTGCTTGGCGTTTGCCAGCTTCTGATTCAATTCGCGCAGCTTTTTCTCCTGCTGCAAAGCGTAGCCCGCCTCGGCGTTGCCGTTGAGTTCGGCAAGCTCTGCCTCAAGGGCGCGCGTCGCGTCGCTTGCCTCTTGGCGCAGCGCATTCAGACGACGTTGCGCGTCAGCAATCGCATTGCGAAACTTGGTCAGCTCGGTATTGCCCAGCTTGTCGGCAGCCGCCGCAGCCGCACTGGCTGCATCGTTCAACACACCCTGTGTCAACGCGCCCTGCGCCGTTGCGTCGCTCAACCGCTGCATGGCGGAGTTGGCAAGGTAAATCTGCTGGGTGTAGTCCTTCATGCGCCCGATTTGCAGCGTTGCTTCCATACCGATTTTGACGCCCCTGAATTTTTGGTTCATCAATTCAAGCTGTTCGTTGTTGAACTTGACGTAGCCGCCCGTCTGACTAAGCCGGTAGCCGTAGTCGGTTACGGCTTTGGCGGCTTTTTCGGTCGCTGCCGCCGCCTTTTCCGCACTCGCCGCTGCATCGTCGTTTGCCTTGACCACCTTGCTGACGGATTGGGCATGGCTTTCCGCCGCCTGCGCGCCTTTGTTGTGGGCGTTTTTGGCAGCCTCGCCCGCCTGCGCGGCGGTATCGTTCAGCCCTTGATAGGCGGCTTTGGCTTTTTCTGCGCCGCCTGAAGCCGCGTCGCCCAAACGGGCAAGCTGCTCCTGCGTCAACAGTGCCGCGTCGCCGCTGGCTTTGAGCTGGTGCTGGAACTCGGCGAACTCCTCCTTGCTTTTGAGTTTGCCCATCATCTGCTCAAACGCCGCCTGCATCAGCTTGGCATCTTTCTGACCCGCTGCTGCTGCCTGTTCGGAAGCGTCCTTAAAGTCGGCAAACGCCTGACGTGCGTCGCTGCTGATGCCGGTCATCACGGCTTTGCTGTCCACGCCGATTTTGGCAAATGCGTCGGCAACCTTATCGGACGCAACAGGCGCGGCATCGCCGATTTTTTTGATTTCCTCGGCGGTCATGCCTGCCTGTTTGCCCGCGTCTTCCAAGGCGGCTTTTAGTTTGTCGACCGCTTCCGGGCTGTCCATCTGCTTTAATGCCGCCTGAAATACACGCGACATTTGGTCGGTATCGTTGCCGAACTTTGCGGCGGCGGTGGAAAAGTTGGCAATCCCTTCCGACGCTTTCTTACTCAGACCGGTGGTGACTTCTTCAGCCGTCAGCCCCAAAGATTCAAGGGCTTTTTGCGCCTCGGCAAGTTCGCCCGTATCCGCACTGATTTTGACATTTTTCTTGTCAAGTTCCGCCTTCAATTCGGCGGTTTTGGTGCGCACGTTTTCCAGCTTGATTGCCAGCTCGCTGTAAAAATCGCCAGTTTCGCGCCCGTCGGCACGCAAGGCAGCCATGCTGCGCTCCAACGCCGCCTGCTCGGCAGCGGAAGCACGATATTCGGCTTGCAGGGCTTTAACGGCGGCAGCCTCTTCTTCGGCTGCCTTTTTCTTGGCGGCGGCGGCTTTTTCGGCGGCTTCTTGCGCCTTTTTATCCGCTTCCTCCAGTTCGCGTTTGATTTGCGCTTCGGTTTTGAAATGCTCGCGGTACTTATCCAACCCACCAGTGGTAAACAGGCTGTCTATGATGGCAGGGATACGGGCGAGGTTGTCGCCGAAAATTTTTGCCAAATCAGTGTTTTCGCGCAGCCAACTGCCCACACCACGGCCAACTTCAAAAGCCGCAAACAGAAGCCCGGCATTGGATGCTGCCGTCTTGAGGTTTTGAGCCAACACTCCCGCAGCAGCCGCTCCATTGCCAAAACCGTTTCCGGCAGCGGCAGATTTGAGCGCAACGCCCAGCTCTCGCGCAGCGGCAGTGGTCGACAGGATGGATGCCTTGGTTGCCTCAATGCCGACGCGCTGGGTCGCAAACGATGCCGATACCGCGCCGCCCGTCAGGCGCACGGCAGTTTCATAAGCTTTAACGGCAACGGCTCCTGCCGCAAACAGTGCGGCAAGCTGCGTCAAAACGGGAAACTCTTCCGTAATCGCGCCGATTGCACTGGCAACGCCGCCCACCGTACTCGCCAACAAAGACACCAAAGGCAGCAGCTTTTCTCCAACCTCGATGGCAACGTTGATGATTTCCTGCTTGGCTTTGTTGATTTGCGCCTCGCTGGTGGACATAGCATTGGCGACTTCTTTCTGCATCGCGCCGACGACTTGTCCCTTGTCGGCGACCAAGCCCAAAGCCTTTTCGTATTCGCCGAGCGAGCCGACCAAGAGGGCGATGTCGTCGCTGTATTCCGTGCCGAAGAGTTGCGAAAGCGTCAGGGCGCGGCTTTGTTTGTCCAAGCCTTCAAGTTGGTGCAGGAACTTGGTCAACGCCTGCTGCGGATTGGCAGCGATGTTTGCCGCCATCTCGTCGGCGGACGTACCGATGGACGCGAGCGCGTCTTGGAAACCCTTGCCCTGGCTTTGCGCGGTTTGCAATTTTTGCAGCAGCGCATTGATGGCGGTAGCCGCCACTTCGGGCGGTTTGCCCAATGCGATAAAGGCGTCGGCAAGCGCGGCGGCTTCGTCGGCGGCAAGTCCGAACTGTTTCGCCGTACCGCCGATGCGCGCCATCGCCGCAACAATGTCTTTTTCACGCGCGGCGGTGTTGTTGCCCAAGACATTGATGGCATCGCCGAGTTTTTCCACTTCGCCGATCGGAAGCTGGAACACGTTGGCAATCGTCGCTGCGGCATTACCCGCTTCTTCCGCGCTCATCCCAAAGGCAACCGACATCTTGGACGCAATGGCGGTAAATTCCGACAACTTCTCAATCGGGATACCGAGCTGCCCGCCTGATGCGGCAAGTTCCGCCATTTCGGCGGCGGAAATACCCAGCTCCGCGCCCATCTTTTTCAGCTCGTCTGAAAGCTTGGCGTATTGTTCGTCCGTGCCATCGGCTACTTTTCGCACGCCCGCCATTGCGGTTTCAAACTTCATCGCCTCGCGGGTGGCAAACGCCAAACCGCCCGCACCGCCGACCAAGCCCTGAATCTCCGAAGCAACCTCGGCAATAGACGGCTTCACGCCTTTCAGGCTGGCTTCGAGTTCGCGCACCTTGCCTTCTTGCAACTGCGCCGCCCGTGCCAATTCTTCATGCGAGAGCGTGCCACTGTCTTTGAGCAGCTCGTAAGCGTCTTTGGTCTTTTGGATTTCCTGACGCGCCTTGTCGTCGGTATCGATGCCGAGCTGGATTTTGGCATCGGCAATAGCCTTTAGGGTTTGCGCTTCGGCGGTCAGGCGGTCGAGCTGCGCCGTTGCAGCGGCGGATTCGGACGACAGGCGCGCTTCTTCGGCGGCAAGGTTTTTGACGGATACGCCCGACACCGCCATCGCGTCGCGGGCGGCATACAGTTTGCCCGTCAGCTCGGTTTCGCTTTTTGCCAGCCGCTCGGATTCGGCACGCAACTTCGCCAAATCGGCTTGCTGTTGCTGCGTACCGCCGCCGCGCATGGATTTCTCAAGCGTCGCGGTCAGTTCGTCCAGCGCACGCATTTCTTTGGCGGTATTGTCCAATTCCGCCGACAAAGCCTTATATTCCGCAATCGCCGCCTGTTGCGCCTGGGCTTTCGCCAGTGTCGCGCCCAGCTCTTTCGCCTCTGCCGTCAGTTTGCCCGTATCGATGCCCGCCGCCTCGATGGACTGCGCCAGCGCGTCGATGTGTTCGGCACCGGACACGCCCGCTTTAATCTCTAAACCTGCTTGAATATTCGCCATTATTTTGATACCTTTGCTATTTAAAATAAATAATCTTACTTACAGTCAGCATATGAAACATTTGCAACCCTACTACAAACAGGCAATCCGTCAGATTCTTTCAGAAAACAGATTGTCCGCACTGTTTGATGTCGACCAAATTTATGACGCACTATGCACCTTTCCCACTCCCCAAACTGCAGCAGACCATATCTGCACGCTTCGGAATAACGAAAATTTCACATGGAAGAAATTGGAAAAATGCCAAGAAATCGCCCGCAAGGAAGGGTGGAGAAAATTTGAAACACCAAATCCTAGAAACAAGTACCGAATCCTTTTACAGGCTGCTTCTTTGCGGGCATCAAACCTTAGAATTGCAGCAGAAGCCAAAGTCAAATTGACGCGAAACCTTAGCTGGGAAACATATGTTTCGCAGTTAGACTTGATTGATGAAAAAATGCTTGTTCTATTTTCCGAACATTACAAACTCCCAAAGCTACCTCCATTTTTCCCGTGCGACTTATCCACACTTTCTACACGAATGGTTCGAAAATCATGAAAACCCTCGCTCTAACCATACTTTTCGCCGTCGGCGCATTCTCGGCATTTATCGCCCTGTATCTCGGTTTCGATATGTTGGCGCACATCCGCGATATGAAACTGCCGGAATTTTTTGCCTTTATGGCCGTCAGCGGATACCTGATTAAATCAGCCCTGTATCGGTTCTAATCTGTTTTAAAACCCGTTTAAAAAAAGGTCGTCTGAAACTTACCGCCGCTGCGCCTACACGCAGAAGCCCGTTTCAGACGACCTTTTTGCCGTTTATCGGACAGCCCGACCGGCGAACCCGCCAATCCGCATAAGCCGCCCGAATCTTTAGTTGTTGTACGACGTGAAGGAATAGGTCGAGGTCTCGCCCGAAGCCAATACCGCCGTGCCTTTGAATTCGGCTTCGTTGAAGTCGTCGCCGAACCAGTCGATACTGCCGTCCGCAGCCAATACGGCATGGGGAATATGCAGGATGCCGGTCTCGCCGGTAACGCGGTTGCGGCCGTCAACATAGATTTCCAAATCCAAGCGGGACAAGGTCGCGGCAGAAACTTTATAGCCGCCGGAATCGCGGGTTTTGTATTCGACGGTAATTTCTTCGCCGTCGTTGACGGTGTCGGCAGTAGGCAGGATGGTAATCATGCCCAAGGTGGCATTGATGTCCAAATGCTTGGCGTCGACATTGGCTTTGGACTTGTTTTTGACTTTGACGGTAGCCGGGTCGATGTTGCCGTTTGCCAGCTTGTACGCCATGCCTTTTTTGCCGATGGTTACGGTCTCGTCGGTAACGGTCTGCGCCGTTGCCGCGATGACGGCGGCTTCGCCCATCAGGGCAAGTGCGAGGTTGTCTTTGTCAAAGGTGTCGAGCTTCAGACCGATTTCGGTAGGCTTGACGGTTTTCAGGCTGTCCAGTGCGCTGCCATAAGTGCCTTTTTGCTTGGACACGCGCTCTTTGGTTTCCACGCTGGTCTGCGTGGTCAGGGCGGTGGTGTTGCCGATGTCGATAAAGCCCGAGCCTTTTTGATTGAGGTTGCGTACCTTGACGTCGCCCTCAAAAATTAAGCCGTGGTCGTTTTGTTTTGCCATGTGGCAGCTCCTTTAGTTTGCCGCCTGCACGGTGTCGCAGGCGAATGAAATGGGGTAAAAAGCAAAGCCGTCGTTGTATTCGATGGATGGCGAGGCGATGCGTCGGAAGGGGGTGACGGCATATTCGTCGCCCGCATCCCAGCCTGAAAACGCACGCTGGATTGCCGTCAGGGTCTCGCCGACCTCGTACAGCGTGGATTTGCCGTTGGCGGTATAGCTTCGTGCGAGGACGAAGGTAAAGTGCAGCGTCGATTTGAGGAATTTGCCGTTTTTCGCTTCGTCGGCAAAGGTCGAGCCGCCGAAAACAACATAGACCGCGCCGTCCAGCGGGGCGGCTTTGCGTTTCGCCGCGCCTTGGGCGAGCAGCTCGGCAAGTTCGCCGATTTCCTTGACCGCCTTGATGCCTTTGACGGTTTTCAGACGACCTAGGATTTCGGGATAGACCGCCAATAAGTTTTCATGCTGTTTCAAAGCCATATCAGACAATCAATCCTTCCAGCCAATCGGACATTAAATCGTCAATGTCCTGATAATCTTGCGAAGACAAGCCCAAAAACGGACGCGCCGGCATGGTTTTCGTGCCTTCCTGCGCATAAACCGAGTAGCCCATGATTGAGCCGGTAATCACGCTTTTTGCCGATGCCTCGTGCGTAATGCTTGCCAAGAGGTTGCCGTGATCCACCAAAATCCCGCCGCGTCCGTTTTTGGCTTGTGCCGTAGCGGGGCTGACATCCTGCCAGCGTTTGCCGTCAGGCGCGGTTTTGGTTTCGGCGATACGGCGGCGGGTCGAAGATTCGAGGACGCCGCCGATAGCGCGCAAAGGCTCTTCAAGGCTACCTGTCAACTTGCCCGACAGGCGGGACAGGCTTTGGGCGATACGCGATAAGTAGTGTGATACCGTAATCCGCATCGCTTATTCCTTCAGCCATTCCCGAAGATCGGGCATTTCGTTGACATAAACGGCACACGTTGACGGTATGCGGTCGTCCGATACGCGGGTCTCGTCCAACATATTCGGATTTTTGACGACCATCTTCAGCCAAGCGACCGCTGACTGATAACGCTCCTCGACAATTCCCGTTACCGCGTCGTCGTAGAGGTAGTAGCGGGCGATGTCGCAGACTTTGATTTTCAAAACCTGCGGCGCGGTGTCGTTGGTAAAAAACAGTTTCGCCGCCCGAAGGTAGCTTGCCGCTTCTTCTTCCGCGTCCGCAATCGCCGCCGCCATCACCGCTTCGTCTATGGTTTCGTAGTTTTCATGGTTCGACCGCTCCGCCATTTCCTGTTCACCGAAGCGGGTCATCATGTCTTGGATGGTAATCATGCCGTCCTCCGTTTTCAGACGACCTTTAAAACTGCCTTAAAGGTCGTCTGAAATCCGTTTAAGACATGGTCAGCGTTGCCAACAACTCGGGGCGCAGCGCAATCGGCAGCGGGTTTGACTGCATGTGCAGGCTCCAACCCTTGTCGTGCTGCAACTTCTCGCGGCTGGCGTAATACGGCAGGGCGCGGGTGTTGACGGTGGCGTTCATGTCCGCTGGGGCGAAATACTCTTTGTAGAGGTTGCGGCCGACCGGCAACAGAATCGCCTTGTCCGCACCGATGTCGGCGTCGCTGCCGAAATGGTTGGCATACTCGATAAAGCGGATGCCCTTGTGGACAAACTCGGTCGGATTGAGCGTATCGCCTTCGCGGTAGGCGCGCGCCTCGTCGAAGCGTTTGTACACTTCGAAGATGGACTTATGCTCTTTGAGCGCGCTCAAGAAATCCATGCCGCAATACACGACCCAGCCGCGCACCTGCGCACCGGCGAATTTTTGGCGTTGCTCGGACAAGAGTTTGTCCAATACCGAGCCGACTTCGGTCGCTTCCTTGGAAAATTCGATGTTTAACGTTTTGCGTTGCACGCCGAACTCTGTGTTGACATCCAAAAGCACGCTGCCGTCCGCATCCAAAATCTTGCCTTGCAACGCGCCGAGCATCAGATGCTCGCGGGTGTATTCAAGGTCGGATTTGCCGCCGGCGAGTTTTTCGTTAACCTTGTCCATGACGGTTGCGGCTTGGGTCGTACCGAAAGCACGCAGGTTTTGCACGTCGTCGGCGCGAACGACATCATGAATCGGCAGGTGCGGCACTTTGACGGTGCGCACGGTGCGTTTCGGACTTTCGACCGCCTGACCGGATGTGCCGCGCTCTTTGCTGGCAACCAAGTGGACTTTGCCGTCTTGGAACTCAATGTCGGCATAAGTGGTGGTCAGATATTCGGGTTCGAAAACACCCAGTTCGCGGATTTGGCTTGCGCCCGGGTCGATTTTGTTGATGGCGGTGGTCAAAGCCTGCACGCCAAACTTGCTGTTATCGGATAAAGGCATGATGTGTCCTTGTTAAATCAGGTTTAAAGGTCGTCTGAAAATCAGGCGATGGGCGTGCCTTGGTAAACGATGCCGTATGCGTCGCCTTCTTTTTTCAGCGCGTCCAAGGTTTTGCCGGTAGTGGCTGTTTTGACGTCCGCATCGGCAACTTTTGACAGGTCGATAATGCAGTTGAGCGGCTGTACGACGACTTTGCCGTCGGCTTCATCGGTCAACGCCACCAGTTTTTTGCCGCGCAGCGGGTACTCGACAAACTTGCCTGCTTTCGTGCCGGTATCGGCAGCAACGGCAACACGGGTTTGCGGGGTTGCTTCGTATTTCAGGAAATCCGAAATAACAGGACCTAAGATTTCGGTTTTGACTTTAGACATAAGAGCCTCCCAATGAGCCTTTGCAGCTGGCAATCGATAATTTGCCTTCCGCGCCGATTTGTTCGGATTCGTCCTTGCCTGCGCCTTCGCTCAACAGCGCAGGCGGTACGACAGATGGAGCAGCTTTCGGCGTCAAATCGGTAATCATGGCTTCTGCCGCTTCGATGTCGGCAGACAAAAGCACGGTCATCGTCGCGTCGGACAAGCCTTCAAACTTGCCGTCTTCGCCTTCTTTAAAGCCTGCGGCGGACAATTTCGCCTTGACTTGGTTTTTCTTGGCGGCCACCTCAGCTTCTTTCAGCTTTTTCTCGACTTCGGCTTTTTCAGCCTTGAGCGTATCGACTTCCGCTTTCAGGTCGTCAAACGCTTTCTTTTCTTCGGGTGTCATGGATAACTCCAAAGGTTGTTTAAAAATATCCGGCAAGGGGCTGCCGTCCGACAACACCACTGCCTCCGTCTCACTGTCCACGCCGACGGCGGTAAACGACACCTCGCGGATGGTGCAGCGGCGCAAAATCACCGCAGGCCCCGTTACTTCGTTACCGTTGACGGACAACACTGCGCCCGCCGCCAGCTCCTCGTAGGATGCCGCCTGCGCATAAACCGACATTTCCCACGGAAAGCCTTGGTCGGCTGCTTCGGCGATCTGCGTGCCAAACTCGTTTGACAACAGACTGCCCTCGGCAATCAGACCGTCCGCCGTTACCGACAGGCTGCACACGCCCGCCATTTTCAGCGGCGAATGTTCCAACAGGACGGGGACGGACGCTTTGTGCGACAGCTCCGCCAAATCAACAACGGTCTGATAACCGCCATAGCCGAACGGCTTGCCCGAATTGGCGACGCCCTTAAAGGTACGCACATCATCCGCACGGGTCGCCAAGGCAACCGGCAGCGCGGCGGACAACTTGATATTGAGGGGTGATGTTTTCGTATTCATAGCCGCCATTGTGCAACGCATGACGGCAAACAGACGGCGGCATGACTTCACTTTGTTGTCTAAAATGCAAAAGGCCGCCCGAAACCGTATTTCAGGTTTCAGACGACCT